GATTACAGTTATAACTATACCGTTAATTAAATTGTCTATAAACTCTTGGCGTTCATACACCAGCGCCCTTTGCCGCTTTCTCTGTTCGGCCTCAATTTTCACAATTTCTTTCCAAGCCGAAGGCCCATAAGTCCAAGATATATGGTTTTTTAGCTCAGTTCTGTGCTGCTCTAACTTTTTTTTAGCAGACCAAATATCTAAAGCGGTGGCCTCGGTGTTAGAAAACAACTTATGATATAAAGAAGGCTTTTGTGACTTCTTCTCAAGAAAGTCTATATCGGATGACGCTTTGGCAAACTGAGAGATAGCTCCCGTAAAACTACTTATTTCTTTGCCTACCTCTACAGCCTTCTTTATGCCTTTGTAGGCACTGGTAGCTAAAGCAATCGCTGAAACCGGGTCTAACATAGTGGGAGCTTTCTTAGGCTAACGTTCTAACATCCTATCCATTTTTGCATCAAGAGCATCTAACCGAGTTATCAATCGGTCTATGGATGCGTTGCTCTCAACTTTAGTAGAGTACTCCTTGGCAAGCTCTTCACGAGTTCTATTCAATAAAATGGTAACGCGGTTCAATTCAGAATGTTGAGATTTTATCCACCAGCCCAAAGCTCCCACTCCAGCCGTCAGTATAAAATTCCAAAGCGCGTCCATTTCCATCAATTAGCACTCTAAGTAGCCGCCCCCTTTAATTGCAGCGCCCATCCCGCGAGCCGTGCCACGCTTCATAGACGTAGGAACCTTAACATTCGCCGTCTTGCCATAAGGAATACGCCCCTGCTTATCAATCTGAGCGTAAGGAACTGCCTTTGGGGTAGGACCCGGTGCAGAACCGTTTACTTTTACTTTTGCCATTATCTTTGTCCTTTTTTAGATTTTCTTTTTTTCATTTCGCCGCCGCGTTTGTAACCCTTAATTTCTTTGCGAACCTTCATTTGTTCTTCGTCATCTTGGCTGGTTATACGGTTACGAAGTTCTGGCCGAGTCTTTAACAGTTTCTTGCCTACGGAACGCATACCGTCGCCTATTCTGTCTGTTAATTTATGAAACTTTTGCCCAAGAGGACCAGAGCGCATTTCTGCTGTATACATCCTTTCACTCATTTCCCTTGAACTTCTTCGACGATTCTTGTCTCCCTCGGAGCCGCCGTCACTTTTTAAAACTTCTTTAGCGTATTCATCATTTGTGGGATAAGTGTCCGCCATCTTACTGTCCTCGCTGTTGTTTTAACAATTCGCGCTGCATTGCGCTCTCAATCCGTTTGTCCGTCTGACCTTCTTGACTTGCAAGCCTCTGCTGGAACTGCTGACCGCGCATCTGCTGGTTCTGAGCGTCAAGCTGTAACTTGGCCTGATCTACTTGTGCATCTGCTTCTTCCGACTTAGCTTTTATGTCAATCTCTTTCTCTTTTAATTGTATCAAAGGATCCGGTCCTTCGCCAGATATTTGTCCAGAAAGTTGCTTTGCTGCCTGCATACCCTGTGCAACCAACTGAGCAACCATACCCTGATACTGCATCTCCATCTGAGCTTCGTCGCCGCCCTGACCCTGCATCTGACCCATCTGAGCCATCGCCTGCTCCTCGGCCTGTATCTTAACATGCTCTAAAACATGCTTCTGTAACGATACCGCAATGGCAGGCATCTGACCAATCATAGGACTAGAACCAAATACTAAGTGAGCCATAATGTGCGACTGATGATCCTGACCCGTAAACGCATGTAACCGCATCTGGTCCAGCGCGTTGATGTTCTCTTGGGCAGGGTCCGCAGGCCGCGGCTCTTCGTCCGGTAGCGCCTGCATTAATCTATCAACATCGTTCACGCCCAGCGCTTCATACATGTCACGGTAAACCTCGTGCAGGTTATGTATCTCTGGAGCCTGTGTCGCCAACTGTAACTTAGTCTGAGCTAAAGCAATCCGCTGCGCCTGACTAAATACATTCGGATTAGAAACAGGAACCACATCTACACGGCCGTCAAAGTCAGAAGCCATCACAGTGGCATCGTCACCCGCAACCGAATAAGGATACTCTTGTGGCAAACTCTCGCCCATCACACGCGCAAGTATCTTAAACTCTAAACGCATGGCGTAATGAAGCCGCTTGTGAACCGCGCTCATTACACGGGACCCCTGCTCCAACATAGCAATAGTAGTGCCAACCGCAGCACTCTGATCGCCGTCGCCAACCTTCATGTTCGTAATCGTCGCAAACCGCTGACCCGCGTCAACAACAAAACCTAACAGATTAAATAACGTCTGATCCGGTCCCTTGAACGGTAAAGGCATTAAACTATCGCGAATAGCACCCCCCGGAGCATCCACATCCCTAAATTCACCCGGCTGTAAAGGATCGTCGTCATCCCTGATCCGCAGTCCGCGGGCTTTGAATCCCGCAGGGAGATTAGATAATGTACCAGCATCAATCAACTGACGCAGTGAAGATGTTGCCGAACGAGCTAAACCACCAATTGTGTGGATTAAACCCAAGCCGTAAAAGCCAAATCCCGGCAAAAACTTGTAGTGTACAAAATAATGTATCTTCTTCTTCTTTTCGTCCTCTTCGTCAAAGTTTCTGCGGATCGACAATACTTCGCCGTTATCCTGAGAAATAGTAACAATGTAAGGAACCTTAATGCCCGTAGGCTCGCCGTCCTCACCAATGTCCTCGTAACCCTCAAGATCTAAATCCACATGGCACTCTAACAAAGTACAGTCGTAATCAATCTGACTAGGCTCATAGCCGTCAATCCGATTAATCTCCTCACGAACACCCGTAATATCCCCCTGAGAAGGAATCACGTCAATGTCGAGATATATGCCAGCAACCTGCTTCTTGCGTAGATCGTTTAAATCCATACGCACAACCTGCGTTATATTCGGACAAGTATCTAAATCAGAAGTATCGTAAGGAACCACTAAATTCTCAGCAGGAACAAACTTACTTATCGCACGGCCCAAGCTCTCATCGTAGTAAATCTTCTTGAATGCACTGCCCGCCAGCGGTAAATAAAACAACATCTGATCCATGTCAGGAGTGTAATCCTCCATGACATTCGTAATGTAGAAATTCATAAACTGCTTCACACGATGCGCCTGATCCTGCTTTTCACGAGTGTCCTTGCCCAGAACAACAGTCCGAACAGGACCGCTAGAAGGCAGTAACTCATTAAACGCCTGCGCCTGAAACTGTGTAGCAGCCTCGGCAAGTAATGGATGCGTCACGCCACTCGCGCCGCGGAACGGTGTCGTGCGCTCCTCGTAATTAAAACCAAGAAGCTCTAAGCCGTTCTTGTAAGTGTCTTCCCACTCCTGACGACTCGCCTTGTTGGAATCAAACGCACCAAGCAAATCAGACGCAATGCTGCTTAACTCACGGTCCGGGATCTCTTCAGCTAAGTTGGCGTAGAAGTTATCGTCCTCGCCACGCATGTCGTCAGGCGCAAAGTCCACAACAACACTGCCATCCTCATCCGTAGTAATCTCAATCTCCGGAGCGTCCGGGTCAAGATCCGCGGCCATTAAATAAGGGTCCGCACCCGAATCAGGTATCTCAAGCTCAATTTCGGCCAGTAAATCGTCCTCGTCTAACTGACTTGGGACGTTAGTATCCATTAATCCACCAGTAGCCATAAGGCCCTCCGTCAATAATATACACGCACCTTAGCAGAAACATCCTCGTCTTGCCAATCATCTGTTGGTAATTGTACAAAATTACCTTGACGATACCGCATTAAAGCCTGTGTCATGCTATCAACTAAGTCGTCATGCTCCCCATTCGGGAACGCAGCAACCTCTTCAATTAATTCATCTGCCCATACCTTGTCAGGGACCCAAACCATTCCAGCCTCGAACATGGGACTTACCGCATGCACCCTGCTTATCTTGTCGTTACCACGACTAGGCGTAAAGTTAACTACAGGTATACCCGCACTTCTAAGCTCCTGAGTCAACGGTAAACCACTCGCCTTCGCCTCAATAATTACCGTGTCAGGGTCCCAAAACTTGTACTCCTCAAAAGCTATAGCTTTTAATTCTGGAAAATCCCAGCGCCCCTTTTTACTGTCTAACAAAATTAAATTAGGTCCGCTTCCGCCCTCGTTGGGATAAAACACACCCCACGTTGTAATAGCAGAAAAATCGGCGCTCTCCCGCTTACTAAACGCAGTGTCGTAACTCTGTATCACAAACTCTAACTGAGGAACCGCCTCACGCTCCCACTTGCGCCACCACTCGCGAGGAATAATAGCATTCTCCTCACCCGTCGGATTCTGCTGGTACTGAGCATTCCACTTGCTCAAAGGTATAGATGCGCGGACCGCAGTCAAATCCTCCAAACTCCAAAACTCCGGCCAACACGGAGTCTCATCGTCAAAAATAGCAGGTAACTCAACAACCTCCCACTGATCAGCTAACGGATCCTTCGCCATCGCTCGCAATAACTGACCCGTCATGTCCTTCTCTGACCACCGAGTCTGTACCAAAACTATCGAACCACCCGGCTGTAAACGCTGACGAGGACCACCAGTGTACCAATCCCAAGCATCGTCAAACCCATGCGCACTCATCGCAGTCTGCTCCGAATGAGGGTCGTCAATGATTATTAAATCCCCACCACGACCCGCTAAGTTCGAACCAACACCAACAGCATAATACATTCCACCAGCACTCGTGTCCCACCGACCACTCGCCTTGCTGTCAGCAGCTAACTTAACGTCCGGGAAAACCGCACGGTACTCGTCAGCATCCAAAAGGTTCTTAGTCTTACGACCAAAGTTAACCGCCAACTCAGTCGTGTGCGTCGCCTGTATGATCTTCATTCGCGGATCGCGGCCCATCATCCACGCAGGGAACAAAAAGGATGCAAACTCACTCTTCGTGTGC